ATGAACGATCCTATGTTTGTCGAAACGCTGATTATCTCCTCATCGTTTTTTATTATCGCGATTATTTTGATTGCTTCCGTGCTGCTGCTGGAAAACGGCTGACCGTTAGCCAGCCGCAGTATTTATTGTTTACGGAACGTCACCAGTTCAGGACGGGCGATACGCAGATAGTCCTGGGTATCCATAATCACCGACTTTTCCAGCAGGCCAGCGTTAAAGGCGATCTCGTCGAAGCGCTCAAACAGCAGCGGATCGGCGACCAGCGTCAGATCCGGGTGAAAGCTGAAGGGGGGAATGGCGCCGAAAACGCAGCCGGTAAGCGCATCAACTTCAGCCGGACTGGCGAGCGAGGCCTTTAGCCCACCGAAATGACTGGCCAGCAGGCTCAGATCGGCCTGCCGATCGGCGGCGAGGATTGCCAGAATATGTTTCTTAACACCGTTGCCTTTTACCTTGCAGACCAGTGCTTTTGCACCCTGTCGGAGATCGGTCCCGCGAATTTCACTGACCGCTTCGCATTTCCCAACGGCCTCATGCGCCACCACGCGAAAGCGCGCCTCCTGCTCGGTTAATAAGCTGATTAGCCGCTGATGGGGCGTCGTCCCGATCACGTCATCAGACATAACGATTTCACCTGTGATTTGCCAATACGTAGCTTGCTACATTAGCACGGGACGGAGAGGGCTGAAAGAAAACAGCCAGCGGGTGCGCTGGCTGTTGGGTCATGCGTTGCTGGTGGACGACTGTTTCTGGAGCAATTCGCTAAAATCTAAGTGACTGAATTTAATTCGTAAAACTCTTTCCCCAAAACATCCCCAAAATAATTCCCCAAAACTCCCTGTTTAAATCACAACTTTTTTCCATTCTAGACCACGATCATCTCCATACATTACGCTCATTGCTTCGGTTTTATGCCCTAAAAGAGTTTTGACATCTATACCCTGAGCTTTGTATGTTCTTGATGAAAGCGAGCGCTGTTCATGAAACGGCGGAAGGGCAGTGCAATCCTTAGGCCAGGTGATATTTGCTTTATCTCTTGCCTCCTTAAAATATCTTGATATTGTTTTTTCGGGAACGTGAGATCCCGCTTTACCGTAAGCGTGATGCTTAACATGGTGGATCAGATAAGGGCTCACTACTCTATCGCGACACTTACTAATAACATCAGCCAGAGTCAACCCGATTGCATCGCACTTTAAATTTAAAGGGATAGCTAACTTCATTCCGGTTTTATTTTGGGTAACATGAAGGTGATTATCCCAAATGTCACTAAACTTCATCTCGACTATGTCACCTATCCTTTGCCCGGTTACTAAAGCTAAAAGCATAGAATTTTGAGCGCAAGGCGGCAAAGAGCCTGCGCTTTCAAAAATCAACTTCCATTGTTCAATGCTAAGTCTGCTTCGTTTCACTTTGGCTATTGGATTTTTTACAGCTAAAGCTGGGTTGTAGCCAGGATCAACCTCGCCAGCATGCTGCGCCTCTTTAAACACGTCGTTTAGCACGCTTCTTATCAGTTGGCCCATTCTGTGCTTTCCCTCTGCCTTATACTCATCAATAATTTTTGCAATGAGTCTGGTATCAACGTCCTTCAGACGAAGGTTAGGAACTCTGTCTGCGAGAATTTGAGAACATAATCGTCTGGATTTTACAGTAGGTTTTTTTATCTCACCGTCACGCAACCTTTCCATCTGAATTTCGTTGTATTTTTTTATCCAATCTGAAACTCGTATACCTTGATCCTTTTTACCTGAGCTCTTCATTGCCATATCAATCAGAGCATAAGATTGCTGGGTTTCTTGTTCTGCGGTTATACGGTTCATCTCGATTGCAGCAGCTTTTGCCGCTTCATCATCTGTTCCGAATCCAATAAATGAACCTGTTACAGGGTGGCGATATTGCCAATAAATTTTTGAAGTACGCTTATCTAACTTACAGTAAAGGTTGGGTATTTTTACATTATGTTTTCTGGGGCGAGCTGCCATTAATTGCTTTCTCCACTAACTGGCGGGCCTTGTCTGATAATGAAGTTGAAATATCAACACTGCCAACCATGCCAACAAAACGAGCATCTTCATCTATAACCCAGCGTCGACCTTGCTTTAAGGCTGGCGGATAAGTCTGTTTAGTCTTTGCTATTTTGTTTAATGCTGAGTTGCTTAATGGATATTTGAATCCATTAGGACCAGATGCCCACTCATGAAGTGTTACTAACTGCCCCATGCGTTTCTCTCCACTAAACCGGCTGCACCCGGTGTTTATTTCTGCAATTTATCCTTCATGCTCTTAACTGTTACCGTAAGCAGATCGATATCAGTCACTTTGCCATGAATTATTTCAGCAATCCGCTCAACGATAGCGCGGTATTTTGTTTGTTCAGCACCCTGAAGCATGGCGGCGTGGCGGGCGTCACTGCGAACTTCGATCCCCACCTTATTCAACGCAAGCAACAAACCTCGTTCGCTGTCCCCACAGTCGTCCAGCGTGTCGTTGAGCACCAAAAGCGCTTTTTCAAAATCCTCATCGTGAATAGCGAACGGCACAGATACCGGCGCTGGCGGGGCGGTGTATATCTCAAGTATCGAATAGCCTGGGTTGAACGGTTTCGAGACGATAAACTCTGCCTCTGCCTTGGTTTTGCAGAATGACTGCCAAACGCCAACACTCGTTACTACCACGTAATAATCTGGCTCAGCCATCAGAGACGCCAGAGCCCGTTTCATCGCCGCAAGCGCCATGGCCGCATCTTCGTTTACGATGCCAGGCACAGCATCTCGCTCTTCTTCAAGCTCCGCTATTGTCTGCTTTAGCCAAGCTTTTAGGATGGTGCTCATTGGGCGGCCTCCTTGCGAAGTTGGACGGCGATGTCTTCGAGTACTCCATCAGCGAACGAGCGATCGAAATCCCCCTCTGGCGCATCAGCCATAAACTCTGTAGATGTGAGTATCATCCGTACGATTTCTGCCGCGTTCTTCGCCGTGTCATCGATAAACCCAGCCTCCCATGCGGCCAGCATCCTGTTAGCAACAAAGTGAGCGCCTTCCTTGTGGGCCTGCGCCCGTACTTCAGCAAGGAAAGCGTCGGTAGCTGGACATTCCTTCCTGATAGCCGCTTCGGCCTCTTTTCTGGTAAGAAATCCACTATTGCCGCTATTGCTGACCATATTGCTTTCGAACCATTCATGCAGTTCACCAACGGAAATATCATCAGGCATTTCAGCCCCTGCTTCATCGGTGGTACCTTCTAGCCATTCTCGAGCTGAAGCCTGATATCCATGGGAAAGACATACCAAAGCCGCCTGAGCACCTAACATCGTTTTGTGGAACATCCATGAAGTATTTAGTTCACGAGATGCGCCGTTAAGCAGATACGCATTCTCCGCAGCGAGCTCCGCAGCTTCATTACGAACCTTACGCAGTTCCAGAACAGCTACCTGCACTGCATAAGCGAACATAGCAACAGGGCGGTCACTCACCTTTTCACTGTCTCGTTGCATGTTGACTGCAACAGTCATCAGCTCATCCAGCTGTTCGCCGGTCATTGGTTTATTGGATGTCATGATTTTGCTCCTGCTGCAATTTGTGTTGTTTAACGAAGTAGGCCACTGCCTTTGACTGGCTGGTGACAATCCCATTAAGGATGACGTTCTTACCGCGATAGATTTGCGCAGTCCCGATCTCTGTACCTTCAAGTCTGACGTAAAGAGTTTTCCCTTTGATCTCAGTTTCAGGGACTGGTTGTGACAGGCGGTAAGTTTCACGCGCTTCGGCAATCGCTTTATGTTCGTCCATAATCGACAGCGCCTCGGCCAGGGCAGCCCCTTCAAGAGTGAAGACACCTTCATCACTGATCGTGGCCTGAGCCATCAGCTCAACGAAACGGCGTGCGTCCTTTACGCTCAGCTCCGGCGCGATAGAGCTACGGGTGACTTTCGATTTACCCTGGGCAGCAGCTACAGCTTTATCATGTTGGAGAACTTTCCCGGCCTGTTCGCCATACTCCATAACGCGATCAACCGCGACATCGACTGACACCGCACCGGATTTAACTTCCTGCTGAACGTCATGGTTCGCCGTGCTGAGGAGCAGCAGCTTCTCGACGGTGGCCACAGACTTATTAACCAGCTTTGCTATCTCGCTGGTGGTCTGGTTGAAGGCGTTATGAAGCTCCTGAATAACAGCTGCCTGTTCCATATCGGATAGCGGAAGCTGGTTATTACTGGTCATGATGCGGGCCAGGCGCTGAACATCGTTACCGTTGAACGGCATGATATGGATGCGGTCTACTGGCTTTCCTGCTTCTGCGCAGCGCGCATAGCAGCGACGACGGCGATGGCCTTCAACAACCCACACTCCACCTTCATCACGGGCGATAACCTCCAGCGGGGGAACAGAGCCACCATTCATCAGATAGTTGAAAAGGTCATCATCTGCCTGGCGGGTACGTTCATCATCTTCGCGTTTGTTGAAACCTTCCCGCACATGGATTTGGTCGAGGCTGATGAACATCCCGGTATCGGTGCGCTTGATGGTCCCGTCACGGGTCATTTGCTTGAATGAGTTAGCCATCAGAGAGCCACCTCGTTATTTTGGGAAATGACGATGGGTGACAGCTCACGCAATTCTCGCTGGGCTTCCAGTAAATGCATATTGGTTCTGGTCTTCGTGTAGCGTTCAACAATGCGGTCACACTCTTTGGCCCAGCTTGCGACATCTTCACGCAGAGTAGCGTTCTGAACAGCCAGTTCTCTACGCTGCGCCATCGCTTCGCAAAGCGCGACGCTAGTATAGTCCAGGCGGTTAGCCAGTTCGGTCATAATTCCGCGATAAGCTGGCGGAAGGAGAGGGGCGGCCTTACGCGCAGCGTCGATCAGCTGCTCCCGGGTCATGCGTGGTTGTAACTCGGTGACGTTCTGTGTGTTCGCCATGGATAGTTTCTCCGTGTTATACGCGCTCTGCACAGCGCTGAATTTTGGTTGCACGAATCCCGGCACTTGAATGCTGCCAAATTCGTAATTATTCATTAGGTATTAAAAATATTGGCGATTATCAGAACGAACGCGTTCGAGAATAATTTTTGCTTCATCCAAGGTTGGTGCAAGCAAGGCTTTCTCTATCGCTCTGGCAAAACTAATCGCATCGCATTCGTAACTGTCTGCCCGTGATTCCCAATCAGATGCCTCTTCTTCAGCAGAAGAAATACGGTCATCGTATTCATATTCCAGCTCGTTGCGAACCTCAGCGCGAAGACTTTCACGAATAATGTCTGACGCTTCTTCAAGTGGAAGGATGACCAGTAAATTTTCGGGCTGATAAGTACCATATTTAACAGCCAAATCATTTGCAGACATGCTACCTCCAGAAAAAGCGCCCGCCGCTGAGCGGGCAAATAACATTTTTCCAATCCAACCAGAACAGGCTCATCGTCTCCTGTTGGTTGAGATGGCGTTATTACCATCACCAAGCACCCTGAGGATGCTTGAGGCTGGCAGCCACAATCGACACTGCAATGTCGACACGTTACTTCTCCACAATTGGGAGCGCGTTCTCCTGAGTTGATTTAACGACTACGGCCTCTCAAGTTGAACGCTGAACGCGCTTTCAGTTGTGTAAAAGGGGCGGTCGACATCAAGGACATTCAAAACTGCCGACCGCCAAGACTACACACAGCAATGAAACTTTTGCCTGTCTTTTCACCACATCAGGCTCGGTGGTATTCTTGGAGTTCTCACACAACCAAGAAGGGATATATATGAGTCAATCACCATTAAGCGCTGAATACATGTTCCGTAAAATCGAGGCACTGGAGGCAGCTCTTACATTCGCTATTGCTTCAATTTCTGTTCAGATGCCTGCGGTTAAAACAGATGTATTAGATGCACTAAAGCAAAATGCCGACAGGCCTGATAACCCAGAGTCTGTTAAAGCAGCATTTAACGAGCTTGCTGCACTGATTGATCGAGTTCAGGCTGTTCCTCCTGATGTGTTTGAATCACTGAAGAAATAACAGCTTTTTGAATAGTGTTAGCTGTTATCTCGCCGCCCTGAATAGGGGCGGCTTCAATCGTCTCGCGCTCTTCAAGTGTCGAAATCGAAGCCAGATTAGCAAACACACTAACGCACTGAACAATGCAGTCAGCGCAAATGGCCGCCTCGTCTTTTCCACCTTTAGCAATAATCCGTTTTGCCTGCTGTTCTGTAACACCGCAGAAAGAGCACTTGTAGATACTGTTAACGCTCATTTATGTTCACCACCACAATGTTCGTTGCTGATGAAGTGAGTATGCGATAGAGAATAAATATAGTCAACAAAGAATAATTAAATTTATGCTTTGTTGGTTGGGGGAAGATAGATGGAAAGGAATTTATTTTTGCGTAAAGTGCTGTTACGTGCTTATATACTGTGTATTCATACAGTGAATTTGACACCTATCGTGTTTAGCATGTCAAGAAGAAAGGGGAGAGTTATGGGGATGTGGCTAGTAAGAACAGAGGCAGGGGCTTTTAAATCGTTTCCCGCCTCTGATAGCAATGTCGTTCATTTACTTAATTCAGGGATGAATATCTGCATTATTGGACCAACTACGTCCTCATCAGAGCGCACAGAAGCAAGTGGGATGCGAGGATCATCTACGGAAAGAAAACCAGCGCCATCGCCAGACACATGATAGCGAAATGCTGACACAACTCCTGAAATAAGCGTTACAACAAGATCATTGGTAGACGGCTTGTTATCTGGGTTAACTATGACTACGGCACCCTTTGGTGCCTGTGCTATCCCAGTGTTTCTATTCATAATATAAGCACGATAGTTATCAGGAACTTCTGACATCCAGGTTATGAATTCTCCTGTATCACCGTGTTCGTCATAGAGCCTTACAAGCCTGGAAACATCTACTCTTTGTAATGTGCTTTCAGCACCTCCATGCATAGAACCTGCGCCATTTATCAACCAGTCAGCACTTATCCCCATAGCCGCTGCAAGGTTTCCACTATGCTTAGATGTTTTGCTTGTCCCAGCCAGTATTTTTGATATGACGGATTGCTCCACGCCAGCTGCTTTGGCTAGCTTAGTCTGACTTTGAAAGCCAGTTTCCGTCATGGCCTTAGCCAATCGTTCAGATAGAGTTTTCATCCCTCAAATTTATTCCCGCACGCATATCCTGTCAAAGTCCCCAGAGACTTGCTTTAATCTATTCCCTAACGCATAATTGAGCGTGATTATGAACGGGAGAATAAATGCATGAACCATGTAATTCAAAAAGCCATTAGTTTAGCCGGTTCTCAGGCCAACTTGGCGAAGGCGATCGGCGTAGGGCAATCGACAATCAGTAAATGGCTTAACGGTGCTGAAATTAGCTCCCGTTATATATCAGCTCTTGTTACAGCAATGGATGGGCAGGTAACTGCCGAAGAGATTTTGCAATCTCTAAATGATTTACAAGAGCGTAATGCTAAAGCGAAAGCAGCATAACTGATACTACCAAAGGAAAAACAACATGGTAGAGCAAAGCCTGAAAGAAGTAGTTAAAGCGATGTGCAAAGCGTACCCAGGAGGCCGTGAAGCTATGGCCGGTGCTCTTGGCATGTCAGTAACGCAGTTCAACAACAACCTTTACGAGAAGAATGGCTGCCGCTTCTTTGAAGTGAACGAGCTGGAGGCCATGGAAGACATCTCAAATACGTCCCTCCTGGCAGATTACTTTGCCCGTCGTCGTGGTGCGCTGCTGGTGGACGTTCCTCAACTTGAAGACCTTGATCGTGTCGACCTGTTTGATCGTGCCATGAGAACGTCAGCAGCGCGTGGACGTGTTGATACCGTGATCCAGAAAGCTCTCGAAGATGGAGTAATCGAACGTCATGAAGCTGAAGAAATCAACGAATATCACCGCCGTCATCTGGCAGCGCGTGAAGAAGAGATCCGCGCGATTGTCGCGCTGTTTAGCCGTAAGAAAAGCCAAAAAAAGTGACGCCCGCGAGTGTGCAGCTCCGGGCGTCGTGGCGTGTCGTATTCAGTGGAGAAACTAACGCATGAACAGTTTAAACCGATTGAGACCAGCGAAGCAATTCAGATGCCTTCCACTGGTGGGAAAAGATTCCCCGTTCGGCTATGTGGAGAGATTAAACAACCAGGCGGATCAGAACAACTACCAGCCTGAGAACGCGATGGTAGAGGCATTTGCACTGATGAACGAGAAGGGGCGTGAGGAATGGCTGAAGTTGACCGGCGATTCAGAGACCACAGAGGCATCACCGTCCACGTCATCAGGTGGGAGCCCGAGACCCGACGCGTTATATACCTTCGCGAAGGGTACGATCATGAGTGCTTCAGCCCTCTTGAGCAATTCCAGCGTAAATTTACAGAGTTAAAGGACGACCATGAGCAGAATCTTTGACATCGTCCAGTCAATGTCAGGCCAGAAGAACGTCATTGTTCTTCCCAGGCCGTACCTGCTGTTCTTTAAAGAAGACCAGCAGGCTCATGCGCTGGCAGCAGTTCTTAATAACCTCGTATTCTGGTCAGCATTTGGGGATGAAGACGGCTGGTTCTATAAAACTCACAAGGAGCTTGGAGCTGAGGCGGGCGAATTAACTGAAGACCAGACAGAGCGGCTGGTTAAAAAGTTGGTAAACAAGTATCTGCCTGGCGTGATCGAGACGTGTTCTCGAAAGGTCAATGGCACGCCAACCAAGCATTATCGCATCGACGGCGATGCTCTAATCTCATTAATCTTTCCAGAAAATAACGATTCCGCAAAAGTACGAAATGGAAAACGTGAAGATGCGGAATCAAAACCGCGAAGCTGCGTTTCTCAATCCGCGAATAACAGGAATCTTGGGAGCCGCGAAAGTACGGAATCCTATCTCTATACAGACTTTAATACAGAGTTAAACAAGCAGACTAATAAACCTATTTGTCCGGTTGCGCCGCAACCAGACCGTGATGTGTTGATCACCGATCAGGCTAAACAGGTTTTAACCCATCTGAACCAGGTGACCAGTTCGCGTTATCAGGTTTCAACAACCTCGCTGCAAAACATTCGCGCCCGAATCGGGGAGGGCTTCACCGTTGAAGAGCTGTCGCTGGTGGTGGACTACTGCAACGCCAAGTGGAGCGACGATTTAACAATGGCGGCCTACCTGCGCCCACAAACGCTTTTCCAGCCAACAAAGTTTCCAGCGTACCTGAAGTCCGCTACCAACTGGGCGAATGCTGGAAGGCCAGCGCGTGTTAACGGGAAGTGGGAGCGTGAGGATGGAATCTTCAAATCCAGCTTCCAGAATACCGACTACAGCAAAGTCCCGGCGGGCTTCAGAGGAGCGAACTCATGAGCCTTCTGAAAGATATTCAAATTTTCATCGCTGAAAATCCTGGGTTAACTAACAAGCAGATCGCGGCTTCAATGCCTCAATACGGCGTTCACGCTGTTCAGCGCGGTGTATGTCATCTGATCAAACTGAATCGCGCAACCCGCCAGCATAACGGCAAGTGCTACCAGTATTTTGCCAAAGCACCGGGTGGTGACGTTAGCGAGGGGCGTTCTGCACTAAAAATTAACCGGGCTGATAAACCAGCTGTACCAGAACAGGAAGAAGCTCTGAATCCGGCTGTGACCACAATGATGGATAAGGCTCAAGGCCTGTTTGAAAAAGGGCTCTACCAGCGTGCGGCCACAGTACTGATGGATGCCTTCAATCGCTCTAAGAACGAAGAGCAGCGGATGAAGATACTGATTGAGCGTCAGCGTTGCCTGAGCATGGCGCCGAAAGTGAAAGCACCCTCTGATGCATGGTGTCTGGCTGGCCGAGCGAGGAATGTCTGATGAAATACTCACTGATTTACGCTGACCCAGCCTGGCTTTATGACAACAAAGCCAGTAACGGTGCAGCAGAAGATCACTACGACACGATGAAACTGATCGACATGAAGCGCTTACCGGTTTGGGACCTGGCTGCCGATGATGCAGTTCTGGCTATGTGGTTTACCGGAACCCACACCCGCGAGGCTATCGAACTGGCTGAAGCGTGGGGCTTTAAGGTCCGCACGATGAAGGGCTTTACCTTGGTAAAGTTCAACCCACTGGCAGAGCAGCATATCAACAAAGCACTTCAGGCAGGGCGTGTGGAGGATTTTTACGACTTCCTCGACCTGTTGAACGTACAAACACGCATGAACGGCGGGAACTACACCCGAGCCAATACCGAAGACCTGCTAATCGCCACCAGGGGAAAAGGACTTGAACGCAAATGCGCCAGCATCAAGCAGGTTATTTACAGCCCACTCGGTGAGCACAGCCAGAAGCCAGCAGAGGCGCGTTTCCGTCTGGAGATGCTTTACGGTGATGTTCTACGCATCGAACTATTCAGCCGTTGCGGTGCGCCTGGCTGGGACCACTGGGGAAATCAATCTGAATCACCAGCTGTTGAGCTTATACCGGCAGTTGCCGTTCCCATGAAAAAACTACAGGAGCGCGCCGCATGAAAAAGCTATCTACCGAGCATGAGAACGCTGTGCGTGATGTAGCCCGTCAATGCAACGATGCCATCAAAAAAGCCCTAAAGCAGAAGCCAAAGCCAAGCTGGAATGTCGTAGTGCCTCCGATCCTGAAGGAGTACCACGAGAAGGTTAAACCGATGGGCGTAAGCCTGGTGATGTTCAACAGCGTAATCGGACGCCTGAACGGGCGTTATGGAGTCGAGTCATGATCGAATTAACGCCGCGTCAGAATGAAGTGTTTGAAGCTATCAAGGTTCATATCGAAAAGGCAGGCTTTCCACCTACTATGCTGGAGCTTGCCGGATTAATTGGCTGCGCATCACCGAACGCTGCTGTAGAGCACGTGAAGTCGCTTAAGAAAAAAGGTTACATCACTGTTGCTCCTGGCGCTGCCAGGGGCATTACCGTCGTCAAAACGGAATGGGATGCAGATCCAGTGACGATCATCAAAGACCTGCTATCCGGCGGAGATAAGGCCAGAGATAACGCTGTTGAATGGCTGAAAAAACAGGGAGTGACGTTATGAAACTGGTGCTACCGTTCCCACCGAGCGTAAACACATACTGGCGAGCCCCGAATAAGGGGCCGTTAAAGGGCCGCCATTTGATCAGCGCCAAAGGAAGGGCATATCAAAGCGCGGCCTGTGTCGCCATTGTCGAGCAGCTTCGCTTCCTTCCAAGGCCATCAACAGCACCGGCTGCCGTCGAAATTATGTTGTACCCACCAGACGAACGCCGCCGCGACATCGACAACTACAACAAGGCTTTGTTTGACGCGCTCACGCACGCAGGCATTTGGGAGGATGACAGCCAGGTGCAGAAAATGCTGGTGGAGTGGGGACCGAAGGTACCGGGTGGACGTGTAGAAATATCGATCAAGAAACATGAACCTCTGGCGGGTGCAGCCGCCTGATAAGTGGAGAAGAGCATGAATCAGATGAACATCACCGTAACGTGTCCGACAAACCATGCTGCCGCGATAGGTCAGCAGATAACGATGTCCAGTCGTGAAATTGCTAAGCTGGTCGATTCACGTCACAGCAATGTCTGTGTAACCATCGAGCGACTGATGAAATCCGGCGTTATTGGGGGGTATGCTGCAATGCAGTACACCCATCCTCAGAACCAGCAGACTTACCATTTCTACGAAGTTAACAAGCGAGACAGCTATGTGATCGTCGCGCAGCTGTGCCCGGAGTTTACTGCCCGTCTGGTTGATCGCTGGCAGGAACTGGAGAGCGGGGCCGGGATGATTGTTCCCCAAACACTCCCTGAAGCGCTCCGGCTCGCCGCTGATCTTGCTGAACAGAAGCAACGTCTGAGTGAAGAACTGGCAATTGCCGCACCGAAGGCTGAATTTGTTGATCGCTACGTCAAAGCCACCGGGTCAATGACATTCCGGCAGGTTGCCAAGCTCCTTAACGCCAAAGAACCTGAGTTCGCGATGTTCCTCATTGAGAACGGCATCATGTACCGCCTGAACCGCGTGCTTACTCCGAAGAGTAAACACATCGAAGCAGGCCGATTTGAAGTTAAGACCGGGACCACTAACCAGACCAACTACGCGTTCAATCAGTCTCGTTTCACGGCGAAAGGGGTGCGCTGGATAGGTGGACTTTGGGCAGAGCATGTCGCGAAGGGGCAAATTGCGTGAGAGCCATACTGACGCCTGAAATTGCGCCGATATCCGGGGTGGTTCTGTTCCGCCCTGGTACCGAACTGCTCTGGCTGTTCCGTCAGGGTAGGGTAGTTATTGAGCCACCATCCGAAGCCATACAGCATCTGCCATCTGGATTAATCCCTGAAGCCCACCAGCCCCTGACTGACGATGCCAACATGCAGGCTATTTTCGTTAACGAGAGGGTCATTCAGCGAGCTGGTGGATTGAGTAGCCTTGATGCCTGGCTGGAGAGAAAATTTGAATGTCAGTGGCCTCACACTGACTGGCATGCCAGTGATTTTACGGTTATGCGCCACGCTCCGGGGAGCATTCGTCTTTGCTGGTCGTGTGATAACCATTTACGTGAGCAAACCACTGAAAGACTGGCAGGAATTGCCATGCAGAACCTGGTAAAATGGCTGCTGGAAAGGGTAAATATTGATTTAGGTTTCAGCCCTGACCACACTCTTTCGCTTCCTGAGTTCTGCTGGTGGATGGTACGTAACGATCTGGCTGACCTTGTTCCTGAATCGGTGGCGAGTAAAGCACTCAGAATCAAGCCAGAACAACACAGGTCAGTGATGAGGGAAAGCGACATTGTCCCGTCATTACCGGCGACTGAAATCCTCCAGGAGAAGGTTAAAAAGATAGTCTCGGTGAAAGTCGATCCTGAATCACCGGAATCTTTCATGCTGAGGCCAAAGCGCCGCCGCTGGGAGAACGATAAGTACACCCGCTGGGTAAAGTCGCAGCAGTGCTGTTGCTGTAATAACCCGGCAGACGACCCCCACCACCTGATAGGCCACGGGCAGGGTGGAATGGGTACCAAAGCGCATGACCTGTTTGTGATACCGCTGTGCAGAGCACATCACAATGAGTTACACGCTGATCCTGTGGCATTTGAAGCGAAGCACGGCGACCAGTTGGAGCTGTTGTTTCGGTTTTTAGATCGTGCGCTGGAAATCGGCGTACTGGCGTAAGTGGAGACGCTCATGGACCTCGATAACGTTGTTAAATTTTTTGCCCCGAAGGGAATGCATATTTCCGACAGTGTGCGCGCTACTGCCAGCGAACAGCTGACGGTGACTGATGTTATGGCTGCGCTGGGCATGACACAGGCAGACGCCGGAATTGGTCTTGCCATGTATCTGGGCAAGGCAGGTGTAAGCAAGCAGGACAGAGACGCCTCGATTAACTGGCTTGCTGAATATGCCAAACAATCCGCGCCTTTTGCAGTACGCCGTCTCGCCGGAAAGAAATTCCCTCTCTGCATGCTTATCCTCGCTAAGTTCGCCTATAACGACTATGCATCGTCAGCCGCTGATTTATCCGATTGCCCAAAATGCAACGGTAAAGGTCTTATTGAAAAAGTCGGTACGGTCACCAAAAGCCATTACACAATGAGAATTCCTCAGTGGGCAAAAGACCTTGGACAGTCGCCATCTTCTTTCGAAAAGAAGCGGGAGGTGAAGAACGTGGAGCAATCACTCTGCGCAAAATGCAACGGTACCGGGAAAATAAGTAAGCGCTGCCAGTGTGGAGGAACAGGAAAGACACTGGACCGTAAAGCAACGGAGCTGCAAGGCTTACCTGTTTATAAGCAATGCAAGCGCTGCGAAGGGCGCGGCTACAGCAGACCAAAATCATCTGTTGCTTACCGTGGAATATTCTCTGAACTTCCAAGCCTTCCTGATCGCACCTGGCGCTACAGCTGGAAGCCATTCTACGAAATGCTTGTTTCTCGCTGCTTTCAGGAAGAGAGTTTTTCAAACACCCAACTGAAAAAAGTCACAAGAAACGATAATTTGACGGATATCGCGTAATTTAACGTCACGTTTCTTGCAATGTTGCCGTTTTTGATGTAATTTGACACTAACGATGGGCTTTGTATGTCCACGGTTAGAAAGAAAATATAAAAAACCTCGCTACGGCGGGGTTTTGTTGTTTCTAAGGGCTGCCAAATGGCGGCCTTTTTGTTTCCCCTCGTTCTGAGAGGACTCACGGCAATAAGAGGGGGCTAAATGTCCGATCCTGTTTCTGGCACTACGGTAGCGGCTGGTGGTCTGATGGGGGCCAGCATGTTCGGCCTGGCAACCGGCATTGATTATGGTGTGGTGTTTGGCGCATTCGCTGGTGCAGTGTTCTATGTCGCTACGGCGGTTAATATCAGCCGCCTTAAGCTGGTGGGCTACTTCATCACCTCATTCATCTTCGGCGTTATTGGCGCTCCACTTCTTGGCTCTTACTTCTCCAAATGGACGGGGTATAGCGACAGGCCACTTGATGCGCTGGGCGCGGTAATCGTAGCCGCTATTGCGATTAAGCTGCTGACGTTCGTCAACAGCCAGGATTTGGGTAGCCTGTTTGGAATTCTCTCTCGTTTACGTGGAGGAGGGACCAGCAATGGTAACAAGTGATCCGAGTGCAATGGCGAATGCCATCATCTGCGGGGTGATCGTTCTTGCCCTCATGTTCTACCAGCGTGGAGGGGCGAGACATCGTCCACTGATATCGTTGATGGCTTATTTCACGGTGCTGGTGTACGCCAGTATCCCTTTCCGTTACCTGTTCGGCCTGTACCATGAATCACACTGGTTTGTGGTGCTGGTCAACGTCCTTATATGCGCCGCCGTTCTCTGGGCTCGGGGAAACGTAGCGCGCCTGGTTGATGCACTGAGGCACTAATGAACCAAACACAATTTCAGAGGGCGGCTGGTATCAGCGCCGGGTTAGCTGCGCGCTGGTTTCCGCATATCGACGCCGCTATGAAGGAATACGGCATTACCGCACCGCTTGATCAGGCCATGTTCATTGCCCAGATGGGGCATGAAAGCACCAGATTTACCCGGCTGGTGGAGAACCTGAATTACGCGGCAGAAAACCTGGTACCTACGTTCGGCAGCCACCGCATCACGCAACAGCAGGCCGCCGCACTTGGCAGAACTGCAACGCAACCGGCAAACCAGAAAGCGATAGCCAATCTGGTATACGGTGGGGAGTGGGGAAAAGAACACCTGGGCAACCAGGTTGCCGGAGATGGCTGGAAATATCGCGGTCGTGGGCTGAAACAGGTTACCGGCCTGAGCAACTATCGCAGTTGTGGCCAGGCGTTGAAACTGGACCTTGTTACTCATCCGGAGCTGCTTGAAAAGGATGAATTCGCCGCGCGCTCAGCCGCATGGTTCTACGTCTCGCACGGATGCCTGCTCCATTCAGGCGATGTGGAGCGCGTCACGCTGCTTATCAATGGCGGCCGTAACGGGCTGGATAAACGTCGCGCGCTGTTTAACCTGGCGAAATCAATTCTGGTGTGAGGTGAATGTGGGTATCGAAACGATAATCGGGCTGGCCGCACTGGTGATTTCCGCTATCGCCGGTGCCTTTGGCCTGGGCCATATTCGCGGCACCAGCAAAGCCGAAGCCGAAGCCAAAGCCGACCAGCAGCGCACCGAAGATAAGGCCGCCGCCACTCAAGCAGTAGCCGAACGCCGGGTAGAAGCAACGAAAGAGGCCAGTAATGTACAGCAGACTGTTAACCACATGCCTGATGACGATGTTGATCGCGAGCTGCGTGACACGTGGAAGCGTCCCGGTGGTGATTGATACCGCCTGTGACTGGGTAAAGCCAATCTACCTGACTGATCACGACATCGACGTTATGGACCGCCAGACGAAGAAAGACATCCTGACGCATAACAAAGCGTGGCAGGCGAACTGCCAGCAACCAAAAGAAGTGAGGCCCAAGTGATCGCAACCATCGGAACAATTCTTGTTTGGGCTCTAATCGTTGTTGCGGCAGCCGCTGGGCTGTTTTTCGCATTCATCGGCTTTATGTTTTTTATCAGCTGGCCAAGGTGACACTAAGTGTTAGCCATTACAAAGCTCACCTGCTGGTGGGCTTGATAATGGTTATCCCCTCCGGCGGATAAGAAAACACTTATCCCCTACAAGGTATAAAACGGCCTCGCACCCGCGGGGTTTTTAATGCGCATCGCACGCGCACATCAAAGAAAGTCTTTCAGCTGTGAGCCTGGGCAAACCGTTAACTTTCGGCGGCTTTGCCGTGCGACAGGCTCACGCCTAAAAGGAAATAAATCATGGGTCAGAAAATCATTACGTTGTCCGGCGCTGCGACGGATGTTCTTTATGCGCTGTTTTTCCGTGGCGCGCTTCAGTCTGGTGACCTACCAGCTAAATCAGGCGCTGCTGAGCTTCGAGAGCTGGGATTCGCTGAAACACGCCATACCGCGACAGAGTATCAAAAGGAAAATTATTTCACCTTCCTGACGGCTGAAGGTCAGGCGTTTGCCATTGAGCACCTGGCCAATACTCGTTTTGGTGTGAAGCAGTATTGCAGCGCAATCAATATTGGAGTTGAGCTGGATACCACAGACGCACAAAAGGCTATTGATGATCTGGACGACAAAATCCGAAACAGCGATGCATTCAAAGTCCTGAAAGATGGCTGGTCTTTCGAAAAGAACGGGACGCTGGTGATTAATAACGGCCAGGTGTTCATTACCGATGCGAAGATTAGCGATGGCGTATTGTCTACAAACTATAACGTAAAGTTGAACGACGCCGATAAAGGCAAGCCGCACGAAGCTGGCATGACCCTCGGTATTGAAGGTGACCAGAGCAAGGTAGTGTTTAAAGCTGATCGCTTTCATGTACATGAAGCGGCTTCATCCATCATCGAAAACGCCGTCGCAACAAGCGCTAAGACGAAGATTAGGCTTGGCGATGAAATGAAGCAGGCCGTCATTGATGCCGTGCGTGAAAGCGATTTGTTCGCAGCCCTCCAGGCAAGCATTAATGCGCAGGAAGCTTCAGTAGCTGGACTGCAACAGGCGATGCGCGATTTGGTGAACGATGCTATCCGCAATGCGCTCAAGCCTGGCGGTATCCTCTGGAATGCACGGTCGCGTGGATTCTGACGGGAGGCTTTATGCGTATCACTGTATTGGATGGCGATCCCGGCAGGAAAATTAACCCAGCTCAGGAACGATATGCCGTTTTTCTCAATGGTATTGAGGTTAAGCACGTATTCACTGCTGATGATGAAAAAGGCGAGGTAATTGCTGCTGTGCGGGATGATCGCGGACACATGAAGGCGGAGCGAGGCATTGTGAAGCAACAAACGCTTTACGGAAAAGTCACCATTAAGCGTCAATAAACCCCGATGGAGAAATTATGCAGGTCACTATTGATGGTGTCCCGTTTGTGCCTGCCTGCGCTTCAGCGTCACGGATTGGTATTGCCATCACTACCCACAATCGGCCAGTCGTTTTAAACCGCGCCATTGAGCAGCACATTAAACATCTGCCCGCCGGGGCGCTGGTGGTGGTTATCGACGACGGCTCTAAACCTGCCGCCGTAGTACCTGACGGCGTGCAGCTGCTTCGCCATGTAACATCACTCGGCATTGTTGCTTCGAAGAACGCCAGTTTAACCGCGCTGATGGACGCCGGGTGTGAGCATCTTTTCCTTTGGGACGATGACGCCTGGCCCATCGCTGATAACTGGCACTTGCCATACATCGAATCACCCGAACTGCACCTGGCTTACCAGTTCCTCGATCTTGCTGGCCAGAATAAGCTCAATGACCTTTCGGTGCTTTACCGTGACGATCAGCATGTGGCGTACACCGGGCAGCGCGGAGTGATGCTCTATTACCACCGTAGCGCTATCGAGAAGGTTGGTGGTTTCGATCGGGTATACGGTCGCGGCATGTACGAACACAGTGACCTCGCCCTGCGCATCCATAATGCTGGCTTGACGACGTGGGCTTACAGTGATGTGGTAGGTTCAGAAAAACTGATCCATTCTCTCGATGAGCATGAAGCCGTAGAGCGTTCGGTACCGCGTCCCGACCGACAGGCGCTGGTGGAACGTAACGTGAAGATCCACAACGAACGGCGTGATTCCGGGTTTACTGGTTACGTTGAATACCGTCAGCAGCGCGATGTAGTTATCACAACGCTGCTCACCAGTCAGCCTGACCCGCAGCGCGGCACGAAAATGGCGGCCTCGCCTGACATGCTGAGCAAATGGGCGGCCTCGCTTCGCCAGTGTGGGCGTATAGCGCTGGTGGATGAATTACTGACGGCCCCGGCCGATGTTGAGCTGTATCTCGTACCTGACGTGAAGATGAATGTCTACTTCCGTCGCTGGCTGCACATCTGGCAGCACCTGCGAGAACACCCTGAATACCGGTTCGTCTGGTGTACCGATGGTACCGATGTCGAAATGCTTCGCGCGCCGTGGGAAGAAATGGAAGCCGGAAAGGTGTATGTCGGTTCAGAACCAAAGACCTACGCCGATACCTGGGCAAAGCAGAATCATCCGGAGCGCATCTATCAGGAGTTTATTGAAGAACACCGCAACGATGTGATGCTTAACGCTGGGCTGCTGGGTGGTACTCGCGCTGATGTAATGGCGTTCGCTCACGGCATCATCCGTCTTTACTACCGGATCGAGAGTTATCGTTTCTGGAAGAAAGAACAGGCTGGCGCCGCGGTGGGTGACATGGTGGCGTTCGGCATTGTTGCGCAGTCATTCGCTGACAGGCTGGTCACCGGCCCTCTGGTTCACACGGTGTTCAAAACTGAGGGCATCGGTATAGAAAGCGCTTGGTTTAAACATAAATAATTCTTACGGGGGTTAAGAATGATGCAAAATCACGAGTTAGTAGTTTCGTCTTTCATCGCTAACGGCGAAGTTATTAATGCTACCGTGAGCGTACGGGCGATGGCGGTACCAATGTTAAACATCTTCAGTATGGAGGTTTTTATTGCTCGAATTGAGGGAGGTACGGTCGAATATTATGAAGGTGAAGCCATAAAAACTGCTGCAAAGGTCATCAGTGTTGTAAATGAAGAAATTAATAAAGCGGCCTGAAGGCCGCGCTTACAATTACTTAATGAACTTCTCTGGTTTCGGTTGGAACATTATTTGGACAGACGGCTGAAGCAACTCGTTGATGGCAGACTTGATAGGTGCTGACTGACTGTGATTGAGTTTATCCAGAGATTCTGAAAGGGTCTCTCTGAGTTTGGATGAAAACTGACTATCGCCCGATTGTTCATCGAGAAGCTTAATCATGTGAGTGATTACAAAGTTTGCGGCTGCACCTTGTTTTGCCATCTGCTGTTCAAGTGTAGCGATTTTGTGCAGAAGAGAAGCTGTTTGTTGGTCCATTTATATTTCCTAATCCAGAGGTTATCAGCCATCCCTCTTTATATGAGTGCGCCAGTGTCCCACCACTGACGGGCTGAGTGCTTACCTTAACCAGGGTTATAGAGAAGCAACACCCTGATATTCAGACAGTAGTCGCCATCGTGCGGCTTTTTTAATGGAGCTCCGCTGGTGGCTGAAGAATTTAAGTTCTGTGTAATCGGCCATCACGCCCGGCGGCGGCAGGCTGAAGCGTTGGCCATGAGTATTGGCGCCCATCTCCTCCTCGATGAAGAGAATAATGGGGCGAACTGGAATCATCGGCGCGCGCTTGAGTGGTCTGCTGAGCAACCTTGCCGGGTAGTCGTGCTGGAAGACGACGCGCTGCCTGTTCCAGATTTTGTTGAACGGGTTGGTGAATGGCTTAACTATTTCCCGGAATCGTTGGTGAGTTTCTACTTGGGCACTGGCCGCCCACCTCAGTATCAAATGCAGATAGCCGAACGGCTGATTGTTGCTGATAAGACTCAGGCTGACTACATCACACTGCCGCGGCTGATACACGGCGTTTGTTATAGCGTATCTCCTCAGTATATTGAACGAGTCCTTTCTCGATGGGACAGAAGCAAGCCTGCCGATTATGCCGTTGGTGATGCCTATGGCGGGGCTGTGGTTTATCCGTGTTACTCGCTGGTGGATCATGCTGATGGTGAGTCTGTTGAGCGTCACCCTGACTCAGCGCCACGTACAGAACGCCGCCGGGCGTGGAGGCTGGCGTGAATAAAGAACCGCGTATCTATGGCAGCAAATGGGACAGAGAGCGTCTGGTGTTCCTTCGCGCACATCCTCTCTGTGTTATGTGCCGGGATCAGGGAAGGGTGGCAGCAGCAACGGTTGTTGACCACATCATTCCGCACAAACTGAAAGAGGCTCTTCGATCTGGTGATGCGGATGCCATAAGCAAAGCCCAGAAGCTCTTCTGGAGCCGCAGTAACTGGCAGGGACTGTGCAAGCAGCATCATGACTCAACAAAGCAGAGGATGGAGAAGCGCGGCACTATCATCGGCTGTGATGAAAGCGGCCTTCCTCTTGATCCTTCTTCACACTGGTTCAAACGATAATATTTCTCATTCGTGAGTGGACAGGGGAAGGGCGGGGTAAAAGTTCAGGGCTGTCACCCTGAATGACCGCCGCCCATCCTTTTTGTGCACAACCGCGAAATGAAAAGTTTTTTTCCGGGAGGTTCCGATGGCAGGACGACGCCCGAAACCGACCCACCTGAAAGTGGTAACCGGCAACCCGGGCAAACGCAAACTCAACGACAAAGAGCCCACACCGGCGCGAGAAATCCCGAGTCCACCCGAGCATCTCTCTGACTGGGGAAAGGTAGCCTGGGGAAAGCTAACCGTGCTACTCGACGGCATGGGAATTCTGACCATTGCCGATACGCTGGCGCTCGAACGTCTTTGTGATATTTACGCCGACATTCTGCAACTGCGTCTGACGATTGCCGATGAAGGGCGAACGTACACAGTGCAGACAGAAGGCGGTTTTTTGATTAAAGCAAACCCGGCGGTTGCCATGCTTGCCGACGCTGATCGTCGATTTAAAAGCTACCTGGTTGAATTCGGTCTCACTCCGGCCGCCAGAACGAAGGTGAAAGTGGATGGTGGAGAAAAAGAAGAAGACTCGTTCAACCAGTTCTTCGGTTGATCCCGCAACGCGATACGCCATGGATGTAGTTTCGGGTAAGGAAATCGCCGGGCCGGATATAAGAAATGCCTGTAAACGACACCTTAAGGACCTTGAATCATGTCATGCCCGGGGGCTGTTTTGGGATACCGAAGCTGCGCAGCGCGCCATCGACTTTTTCGCGAAAGTGCTGAAGCTCAACGGCGGCGAGCATGAAGGTAATCCCTTTATCCTCCTTCCCTGGCAGTGTTTCATTGTTGGTTCGATATTTGGGTGGAAAAACTCTGAAAACTACCGTCGTTTTCGCATGGTGTATGTCGAATCGGGTAAAGGTTCGGGGAAGTCACCGCTGGCTGGCGGAGTAGGGCTCTACTGCCTGACAGCTGATAAAGAACCACGTGCTGAGGTATATGCCGCGGCCACGAAAAAAGACCAGGCCATGATCCTGTTTAGGGACGCGGTGGCGATGGTTGATCAGTCACCAGCGCTGGCGCAGCGGATTAATAAATCAGGCGGAGCCGGGAAGGAGTGGAACCTGGCTTTCCTTCAGACGGGGTCTTTCTTCAGACCCATCAGTTCTGATGATGGACAGTCAGGTCCGCGTCCGCATTGTGCACTGATTGACGAGATTCACGAGCATAAGAACAACCAGGTCGTTGAGATGATGCGCGCCGGTACGAAAGGACGTCGGCAGGCGCTGATTTTCATGATCACCAACAGCGGCCACGATAAAACCAGCGTCTGTTATGACTACCACGAGTACGGGCGCAAGGTAGCAGAAGGTTCGATCGAGGATGACAGTTTCTTTTCGTTCATCTGCTCGCTTGATGAAGGGGAGGACCCGTTTAAGGACGAGACCTGCTGGAAGAAAGCTAACCCCTCGCTTGGTCACACCTTCACAGACCGTTATCTGAGGGAACAGGTCACCCAGGCACGTGGCATGCCGTCGAAAGAGAGTATCGTTCGCCGCCTCAACTTCTGTCAGTGGGTAGACGCCGATAATCCCTGGATGAGCAGCGATGTGTGGATGGGATGTGAAGAGGACTTCGACCTGCATGAATTGCAGGGTGAGGAATGTTATGGCGGCCTTGACCTTTCTGGAAGCCGGGACCTTACCGCGCTGGCGCTGTTTTTCCCGAAAAAAAGAAAACTGCTGGTGGAGTTCTGGACACCGAAAGACACGTTGCTTGATCGGGCTAAAACGGATCGGGTTCCTTATGACGCGTGGGAGCGGGATGGATACATTCATACCACGCCAGGGAAAGCGGTTAAGTACGGATTCGTTGCTGAACGTATAGCTGGCCTTTCTCAGATGTTTTTTATCAAGGCGATAGCCTTTGACCAGTATCGAATCAAATATCTTGAACCTGAACTGGAAGATGCCAGCGTATCAGTGCCTTTGATCCCTCACGGGCAAGGGTACTACAAAGCCCAGGAGTCAGGGTTATGGATGCCGCACTCTATTGAGCTGTTCGAACAGCGGCTGGATGACGGCGACATCATCATCAAAACCAATCCCTGCCTGCGCTGGAATGCTGCATCAGCAGTAACCGAAGCCGATCAGAAAGAAAACCGGATCTTTGCCAAGAAAAAGAGTACCGGCCGTATTGATGGCGTAGTGGCATCTGCTATGGCTATTGGTGCATCTGAAGGGGATGTTGGGGATGAGGGCGATGTCGATGGATTTTTTGACGAACCGATCATAGTGGGTATCTGATGGCTAAGAATAAACAACCCGGGCGTGTAAAAAGCGCCCTGTTAAACTGGCTGGGAGTACCAATCAGTCTCACGACAGGTGAATTCTGGCGTGAATGGTATGGCACCAGTAGCAGCGGAAAGGTTGTTACCGCTGATAAAGCGATAAAGCTCTCTGCTGTCTGGGCTTGTGTCAGGCTGTTGAGTGAGTCCATTTCAACACTCCCACTGAAAATATACGTGCGCCAGCCTGACGGGTCTCGAAAGGCTGCGACCGATCACCCGGCCTATTCGGTGCTGTGCCGTCGCCCTAACTCAGAAATGACGCCATCCCGCTTTATGTTGATGGTAGTAGCCAGTATTTGTCTTCGTGGGAATGCCTTCATTGAGAAGAAGTTCATCGCAAACCGCCTGGTTTCGCTGGTGCCTTTGTTGCCGCAGAACATGGTGGTTAAACGTCTCACTACCGGAGCGCTGGAATACAAATACACTGAAAACGGAAACGAACGCATCATTCCAGTTAAAAACATGATGCACATTCGCGGATTCGGGCTGGATGGTGTTTGTGGGATGATGCCAACGATGGCGGGCGTTGATGTATTTGGCGCTGCTATGTCGGTGGATGAAGCGGCAGCAAAAATTTTCGAGAATGGCCTTCAGAGCACCGGATTTTTGTCCTCTGAAAATGCACTGACGAAGGAGCAGCGCGATCGACTGCGCCAGAACCTTCAGTCATTTATCGGTTCAAAAAATGCCGGAAAGCTGATGGTTCTGGAAAATAAATTAACTTACCAGAACGTCACAATGAACCCGGAGGCTGCGCAACTTCTTGAAAGCCGTTCATTCAGCATTGAGGAAATCTGCCGCTGGTTCCGCGTTCCGCCCTATATGGTTGGGCATACGACAAAGCAGAGCAGCTGGGCTTCGAGTCTGGAGGGTATGAACCTTCTTTTCCTGACGCACACCCTGCGACCTTTGCTGGTGAACATCGAACAGGAAATTGGACGGTGCCTCCTGGACAGCGATGATGAGGTGTTCGCGGAGTTCTCCGTAGAAGGACTGCTGCGCGCCGACAGCGCGGGCCGTGCTGCGTACTATACCAGCGCGCTCCAGAATGGGTGGATGTCCCGCAATGATGTGCGCCGTCTTGAGAATATGCCACCGATTGAAGGGGGTGACATTTACACCGTTCAGCTCAACCTGACGCAACTGAAAAATCTCGAAAGCAGCAATCCTGCTGTTCAGGCTCTGGCCCTGAGAGAACTGCATAATCACATATTCCCTGACATTTCCTTTGAACAATCTCCGCTGAAACAGGCCGCTTAGGAGCACTTTCCTGATGAGCAAAAAACAACTTCCGGCAGCACCGGCGGGTCGCCCCTGCGCGCGGGTCACCTGTGAAACTTTACCCTCCGCCATGGAACGCTGGGATGGCGGGATCAAAGCTGCGGCCACCGACGACAACAGTATTTCTGTTTTTGATGTGATCGGGCAGGACTACTGGGGTGAAGGCGTAACAGCCAAACGTATCGCCGGTGCGCTACGGGCGATGAATGGCGCCGACGTCACGGTCAATATCAACTCCCCTGGCGGTGACATGTTCGAAGGCCTGGCAATCTACAATCTTCTGCGTGAATACGAAGGCCGTGTGACGGTGAAGGTGCTCGGTATTGCCGCCAGCGCCGCCTCGGTCATTGCGATGGCCGGGGATGAAATTCAGATCGGCCGTGGTGCCTTCCTGATGATCCACAACTGCTGGGTCTACGCGATGGGTAACCGCCATGACTTTGCGGAACTGGCACAGTCTCTTGAGCCCTTCGATAACGCTATGGCAGACATCTACGCGGCGCGTTCCGGCCTTGATATGGCAGCTGTTCAGAAACTGATGGATGCCGAGAGTTATATCGGTGGCAGTGACGCTGTGGCGAAGGGACTGGCAGACAGCCTGCTTTCTGCTGATGCGGTCAGTGATGGCGATGAATCACCTGCGGCCGCGCTTCGCAAACTTGATGCGCTGCTGGCTAAAACCAACACCCCGCGCTCTGAGCGCAGAAAACTCATTAAAGCCTTATCCGGTGGCATGCCTGGCGCTGTCACCACCAACGACGGTACGCCGGGCGCTGCCGAAGATATCAAAACTGAAACCCTCAATTCACTTGAAAACGCTCTTGCGGCGTTAGTCAAATAAGGACCATTTATGTCTGAAGTAAACGAAATTCTGAAAAAAGTCACTGCCAGCATTGAAGATGCAACCAGCAAATTCAACGCGAAAGCAGAAGAGGCACTGACCGAAGCGAAAAAGAATGGTCAGCTCTCAGCTCAGACCAAAGATGTTGTAGATAAAATGGCGACAGAGCTCAACGCTCTTAAGGAAGCTGAAAAAACCCTTAAGGCCAGCCTTGGTGAGCTGGAACAGCATGTTGCCCAAATGCCATTGAACAACGCTGCTAAAGTTACCGAAACTGTTGGACAGGTGGTGATTAATAGCGAGGCGCTGAAGGCCTTTGCCGCGAGCGTTGAAGGCAATAAGCGCGTAAGCGTCCCAGTTCACGCGGCCTTGCTTTCTACAGATGTTGCAGATGGCGTGGTTGAACCACAGCGACTGCCTGGCATCGACACTGCACCAAAACAGCGTCTCTTCATTCGTGATCTGATTGCGCCTGGCCGCACATCTTCACCGGCTATTTTCTGGGTGCAGCAAACGGGCTTTACCAATGCAGCGAAAGTCGTTGCAGAGGGGACTGCCAAACCTTACAGCGATATTGAATTCGCAACTAAAATCACGCCGGTGACAACCATCGCGCACATGTTTAAGGCATCCAAGCAGATCCTTGACGATTTCGCTCAACTCCAGTCTACGGTTGACGCTGAGATGCGTTACGGCCTGAAATATGTTGAGGAACAGGAAATCTTGTTCGGCGACGGAACTGGTGTGCACCTGCACGGCATCGTTCCTCAGGCCTCAGCATTCGACCCGGCATTTTCTGTTGAGAGCCAGAACGGGATTGATGATCTGCGCCTGGCAATGCTTCAGGCTCAACTGGCTCGTTTCCCTGCATCTGGCCACGTTCTGCACTTCATCGACTGGGCGAAAATTGAGCTCACGAAAGACAGTCTGGGCCGCTATATCCTGGCTAACCCGGCATCTCTGACTGGCCCTACGCTTTGGGGGCTTCCGGTGGTAGCAACTGAGGCAGCAGCTTTCCAGGGCAAATTCCTGACAGGCGCATTCAATGCCGCAGCTCAACTGTTCGATCGTGAAGATGCCAACGTGGTTATCTCCACCGAAAACGCCGACGACTTCGAGAAAAACATGATCTCCATTCGCTGCGAAGAACGTCTGGCGCTGGCTGTGAAACGCCCTGAGGCGTTCGTTTACGGTTCATTCAGCACCGGCGCGGGTAGCTGATAACTATTGCGGCCTTCGGGCCGCTTTTTTTCGGGGCAAACAAATGCTTGATCAGAATGTGGTGAAACAGCATTGCCGCATTGATACCGACTTTACGGGTGATGATGCTCTGCTGGAGATTTACACAGGTGCAGCGGCCCGGTACGTCCAGACATGGACACGCCGAACGCTCTATGAAAAGGAAAGCAGCCCTGGCTACGCTGACGACCCGGACCCGATACTGCTCAATGATGATGTGAAGGCAGCCATGCTACTGCTTATCGGTCACTGGTATGCAAACAGGGAAGCGGTAAACATCGGGAACATAACTTCAGCCGTACCTTTTGCTGTGGAAGCGCTATTGCAGCCATACCGTATTTATGGACTGTAGGAGGGGGTATGCAGGCCGGAAGACTGAGAGACAGGGTGGTAATTCAGAACATCACAACATCCAGAGACCCTTCTGGTCAGCCTGTTGAAACATGGCATGACGGCGCGACTACATGGGCAGAAGTTAAAGGTATCAGCGGGCGTGAGCTTGTAGCGGCAGGTGCAGAAACGGCTGTAGCCACTATCAGGGTATGGACTCGATTTCGTAACGATATAACTGCTGCGTCAAGACTCAGGGTTGTGACTGGCCCGTTCAAGGGTGTCATTTTAAATATCATTGGTCCGCCGATACCTGATTCTCGCGGCATTCAGCTCGAAATTCTTTGTAAGCAGGGGATCGAAAAATGATTGAGACGAGCCTCGATTTTTCCGGCCTGAATGACATCGCAAAGGATCTGGAGGCGCTTAGCCGCGCTGAAAACAATAAGGTTCTTCGTGATGCCACGCGCGCCGGTGCGGAGGTGCTTAAGGACGAAGTGATCGCACGTGCACCGGTACGCACCGGAAAACTGAAAAAAAACGTGGTGGTTGTTACCCAAAAAAGCCGCCGCCGCGGGGAGATTTCTTCCGGCGTCCATATTCGTGGCGTTAACCTGCGCACCGGAAACAGCGATAACACGATGAAGGCGAATAACCCGAGAAACGCCTTTTACTGGCGATTCGTTGAAATGGGAACCGTTAACATGCCACCGCACCCTTTCATTCGTCCCGCGTTCGATGTTCGCCAGGAGCAGGCTACAGAGGTGGCGATCAGGCGCATGAACCAGGCCATTGACGAGGCGTTAAGCAAATGACGGAAGACAATCTCTATTCTTTGCTGGCACCGCTGGCCGGAGGACAGGTTTATCCCTACATTGCACCGCTCGGCAGTGACGGGAAGCCTTCAGTCTCACCGCCCTGGGTAATTTTCTCGATTATTACCGACGCGGCCGCTGACGTTCTCTGTGGCCAGGCGGAATCCGCCGTTTCGGTGCAAGTCGATGTTTACTCCAGCACTATCACTGAAGCTCGAGCGATCAGAAATATGGCGCTGGATGCCGTCCAGGTGCTCAAACCGGGAAATATCGTTAAAACGCCCGGTTATGAACCTGACCTGCGCTATCACAGGGCAACGCTTGAATTTCAGTTAACCGTTTAGCCTCACTCACCCTCGCAGACCGCTACGGCGGTCTTTTTTATATCTGGAGAAACCATGACCAGTAAGTATGAAGTTACAAAGGGGACAAAGATTGGTGTCTCAAGCTCCCCTATCACAGTTGAGACTTTCAAATCATCTACATTCCCTGATGGAGTTACTTTTCTTGAGGCTGAGTGTGCAACCAAAGAGATTACGTACACAGGTGGTCAGAAAGGGGACATTGACGTAACTACGCTTTGCTCAGAAGAGCAGGAGCAAACCAACGGTCTCGCTGCGCCTGCGGAGATGAGCATTAGCCGTAACTGGGTAGGTGACGAAGAGGCGCAGGAAGCTCTTCAGGATGCTTACGATAACGACGAACTCCGTGTATTGAAGGTGGTATTCCCGTCTGGTAACGGATTCTACGTACTGATGGAGGTTCGTCAGAGCTCTTGGTCGGCGGCCACCTCCGCGGTAGTCGGTGCCACCTATTCGCTCCGCGTGAAGGGCAAGCCGAAACGCATCCGTGTTCAGCAAGGTTCCTGAGCGGCTTCGGCCGCTTTTTTTATCCCTTCGACCATGTAACAAGAGAATAATGAAATGGCGCAAAAAACATCACAGAATTCACTACGCGACGTGGCGCTTACTGCATCAAAAGCCTATCGCACAAAAGACGGTATTACGGTCCCCGAGTGGGATGGCGCAAAGGTAACGCTGCGCGAACCGTCCGGCGATGCCTGGGTAAAATTCCGGGAAATAGTAAATCCTCAGCTCGCCGAAGGCGAAGAGGCCCCGACGCTGACTGAGGCGGAGAAGTTCCTGCGTAACAAAGAGGCGGATGTGGTTCTGTTTATTGACGTACTGCTGGATGAAAACGGCGAGCGCGTATTCAGTGACGAGGATCAGGAGCTGGTATCCAAAATTTATGGTCCTGTGCATGCGCGCCTGCTGGCTCAGGCTCTTGGCCTCGGAATGAGTCAGGAAGAAGCGGGAAAGCCGTAAAGCAGCCGCTGACCTTCTTCCTGATGTCACTGGCGCTCCGGATGGGGCGCACTCTGCATGAGCTGCGCCAGACCATTACCGCCAGTGAGCTCAAGATGTGGATCGAGTTTGACCGCATAAGCCCTGTAGGGGACTGGCGTTCCGATGCACAGGCGGCGCAGATCTCCGTTGCAATGCTGAACTCTCAGGGCGGGAAATTCACCATACCTGACGTGATGCTGAAATGGGGTGAGCAGGAAGAAGGCTCTGAAGTCTCTGAACTTGAAGAATGGATGTCCAGTCTTTGACGCCCGCGGCTGCGGGCTTTTTTTATGGGTGAAATATGGCAACGCTGCGCGAGCTAATCATCAAAATTTCTGCGAACTCGTCTTCTTTTCAGTCTGAGATCGCCAGAGCGTCCCGTATGGGGACGGATTACTACCGCACTATGGAACAGGGCGGGAAAAAAGCAGCAGCGGCCACGCGTGAAACTCAGCGGTCTTTGGCTGAACTGAATTCTCAGCTTGCTAGCGTGCGCTCTTCTGCGACTGAGCTTGCCGGGGCATGGGCTGGGGCATTTGCCACGCATCAGCTCATCGCGTTTGCTGATACCTGGAACCAGTTGAATGGGCGTCTGCGCCTGGCTGCCTCCTCAAGCGAGGATTACGTGGAATCTCAGCGCGTGCTGATGGAGATCAGCCAGCGCACAGGAACATCCCTCGAGGCAAACAGCAACCTTTACAGCCGAATTGCTCAGTCCCTGCGTGATGCCGGTTATGCCTCCGCAGACGTCGCAAAAGTGACGGAAACCGTAGCAACCTCGCTGAAGCTGTCTGGCGCCAGTACCGAAGAGGCAAGCTCTGTTATCACCCAGCTTAGCCAGGCGCTTGGCTCAGGCGTTTTGCGAGGCGAAGAATTTAACTCCATCATGGAGAACGGCGGCCGCCTGGCGAAACTGCTGGCTGATGGTCTGGGTACCACGGTTGGTGGCCTGCGAAATATGGCCAACAACGGCGAGCTGACGACCAACAAGATCGTCCCGCTGCTGACAAACGTTGAGATCCTGCGTAAAGAGTTTGACACTCTTCCGGCGTCAATCAGCGGTTCTGCACAGAAAGTGCAAAATGCTTTTCTCGCCTGGGTTGGCGGGGCGAACGATGCCGTCGGCGCATCCTCCACGCTATCCGGTGTGCTGGATGGTCTGGCGACTAACATTGATGATGTGGCAAACACGGCAGGCATTCTGGTTGGCGTGGGTCTGGCTCGCTATTTTGGCAATATGGTCGGCAGCGTTGGCCAGTCAACCCGTGCAGTGCTCGCTAATACGGCCGCCGAGGTAGCGCTGGCTCAGGCTCAGGTCCGTGGCGCTCAGGTTAGCGTTGCTGCTGGACGCCAGGCGGTTTACCGCGCTCAACAGGCGCGCGCAGCGGCGACAAGTATTGAGGCTCAGATTGTTGCCGAACGTAATCTTGCCGCAGCTCAGGCATCCCTGAACACAGCGCTTGCTGGAAGGGCTTCTGCCGTTAACAACCTCACCAATACAGCCTCGGTAATGTCACGGCTGGGTAGCGGAGTGTTGGGCATTCTCGGTGGCTGGCCAGGCGTTATTATCGGTGCCGGTGCTGCGATGTATGGCCTGTATCAGCATACCCAGCAGGTACACCGTGAGGCTGTCGGCTTTGCCAACAACCTTGACGAGATCAACGCCAAACTCCAGCAGATGTCTGTGCTCGGCCTTCGGTCGACCGCCGCAGATGCGCGGACCTCTTTACAGGCACAAAAGCAGGACCTGGCCGACCTCGACTCTCAGATCGCGAAGGTGAAAGACAGCCTCAAGGCGGTTGACCAAATCCAGCAGGACTACAACCGCCATCCGACGCTGACCCTGATCAACACCTTCATGGACCAGGCCGACATCACGGCCAAAAACATCGAGCTGACCGATAAGCTGAACCAGCTGGAGTACCAGCGCGAACAGGCAGCTTCAAAAGTCGAGCAAACTCAGAAGCTGGTTAACCAGGCCAGCGATCTGGCCACGCAAAAGGCTATCGAACAGGCTGGCGCCGTCTCTATCCTGAAAGGTGCGTATGACCTGCTTAACCGCTCAATGTCAGCGACCGCTGGCGCCAAGCCGCCGCAATATGCCGGGCCCGTCGTTTCACTGGCGAACGCAACGCCTCAACAGCAAACCGCACTGGAGCGCTCACGCCGAGATAACGAGCTGGCCAGCCTAAGCGGTTTAGAGAAACTCCATCAGCAGCACGTGTATGAAGCAGAAGACCTGAAGCTGACGGGGGCGCTTTACACCCAGTACATCTACAACAAGGATCAGGCAGCCAAAAAGGATGCAGCGGCTGCGGAGGCAAAAAAAACCTCTACCGCCGCCTCGAAAGCACAGAGTAAAGCCGAGCGTGAAGCGGCCAGCACCGCCGAACAGTATTCCCGGAAAATGGCCGATCTGAGTGTGGCTATCGATGTGCAACGCGTCAGGGCGAAGGAAGGCGAAAAAGCATCCGAGCTTTACGCGGCATCGCACCAGGCAGGCACTAAATGGACCGATGAGCAGCGCAGGGCGATCCAGGCATCATCAGCAGAGCTGGCAAAATGGACGCAAAAAGCCGACGAGAACGTGCGTAAGCAGCGCGAACAGGCTGATGCCCTGAAGGATTTAACTGAAGCGGCCAGAAATTTCAGGGATGAGGCGACGCTGACAACCGAAACCGCAGGCATGAGCGATCGCCAGCGCAGCCGGTTCGACGAGACGCAACAGATCGACCGTGTTTTTGCTAAAACGGACGGCGGTACCGAGGCCATCGCGCAGCGCGCCGCAGCCCTCGATGCTCTGGATAAGAAATACAAGGCTATTGCAGCAGCTGAAGCGGATTGGATGTCCGGAGTATCACGCGGCTATGCAAACTGGTTTGATGAAATCAGTAACGTATCCGGCACGGTTTCTGATGGGGTGAAAACCACACTCGACAGCGCGTTTGGTAACGTCACCTCAATGCTAGAAGGCAATAAGGTTAGCTGGAAATCGTGGGGTATTTCTGTCCTGCAGATTATCGAAAAAGTGGCTCTGCAGATGGCGGTGGTTAGCGCGATGGGTGGGGCCTCTTCCGGTTCTGGCATCTTTGGCTCTCTCATCGGCAGTGTAGGCAGCTTCTTCGGGGGCGGGGCGGGAGCATCAGCCAGCACCGGTACGGCGGTTTCCAGTTACGGATCGAACTTCCAGTTTAACGCCAAAGGCGGCGTTTATGACTCCCCCTCTCTGAGCGCTTTCAGTAATGGGATCGTCAGAAACCCCACCATGTTCGCTTTCGCAAAAGGCGGGGCCGGAATCATGGGCGAGGCTGGCCCGGAGGCAATCATGCCGCTGACCCGCGCGCCGGATGGTTCTCTCGGTGTTCGTGCGGTCGGAGGTGGCGGTCAGTCCGTATCGTCGGCGCCACAGGTTTATATCACTATCGATGGCAACGGCAACACCTCAACGCAAACCTCACCAGGCCTTGAGCAATTTGGTGCTGAAGTCGGGAAATTTGTCGATCAGCGATATAAGCAGAATGTAATGCGTGATATCCGCCCCGGCGGTGACATCTGGAACGCAATGAAAGGAACCCGATAACTATGGCCATTGAAACTTTCACCTGGTGCCCACGAATTAACGCGGAGGCTGATACAAATTTCCGCGTCAGAAAAGCCCAGTTTGGCGATGGATATGAGCAGGTTTCAGGGGATGGATTGAACACCAGAACCCAGCAATGGACGCTCAACTTCACTGGCAACGAAACCTACATTTCTGCCATTAAATCTTTTCTCGACAGGCATGAAGGAACGAAAGCTTTTCAATGGAAGCCACCGCTCGAACCTTTGGGTTTGTATCGTTGCGAAACGTATAAACCCACCGGGCTTGGCGCGGGGAAATTCAACCTTGAAGCAACATTCATCCAGGCATTTAAACCATGAGCTTAAACGCAGATTATCAGAAGCTGGAATCCGGAAACGATGTTCGTCTGATTGAGGTGGACGGTTCTTCCTTTGGGCTAACGGACGTTCTCCGCTTTCACAATTACAGCATTCCCCACACAGAAGCGGAAATCATCGCTGCTGGTGGGGATGAGTCCAAGCTTCCGGCGAAACCAATCTGGTGGCAGGGAAATGAATATGCCGCCTGGCCATATCAACTGGAAGGTCTGGAGAAATCAACCAGTGGGAGCAATGCAACGCCATCCCTGACGGTTGCGAACATCGAAAGCTCCATTTCAGCCCTGTGTCTTGCGTATGACGATCTGCTGCAGGCGAAAGTCACTATTCACGACACAAAAGAGAAATATCTCGATGCCAGAAATTTCGCAGACGGCAACCCCACAGCAGACCCGACTCAGGAAAAGCTGCAGGTCTGGTATATCGACGGGAAAACGGGCGAGCTTGCCGGTGAAACCGTTGAATTTGTTCTGTCCAGCCCGATGGATCTGCAGGGGCAAATGATCCCGACGCGACAGCTTCACTCCCTGTGTACCTGGTGCATCCGGAATAAATATCGCACCGGCGACGGCTGCGACTATGCCGGTACGCGCTATTTCGACAAAAACAACAACCCGGTAAGCGATCCGTCACTGGATGAATGCAACGGAACGCTGACGGCCTGCAAACTTCGGTTCGGTGAAAACAACGAACTCTCGTTTGGTGGGTTCCCGGGTACGTCGCTGATCAGGAGCTGATATGCGTCAGAAAATCATTGATGCGATTATGGCGCATGCCGCCGCTGAATATCCTCGTGAGTGCTGTGGTGTGGTGGCGCAGAAAAGCCGCGTTGAACGTTATTTTCCTTGCCGGAATCTTGCCGCGGCGCCGGAGTACAATTTTGTCCTTTGCCCGGAAGATTACGCAGCCGCTGAGGACTGGGGTACGGTGATCGCCATCGTTCACAGCCACCCTGACGCCACTACGCAGCCGAGCGAACTGGATAAAGCGCAATGCGACGCAACGCTTTTACCCTGGCATATCGTGAGCTGGCCGGAGGGGGATTTACGCACCATCCAGCCGCGCGGAGAGTTGCCACTGCTGGAGCGCCCGTTTGTACTTGGTCACTTTGACTGCTGGGGGCTGGTAATGAGCTATTTCCGGCAAACGCATGGTATCGAACTCCACGATTACCGGGTTGATTATCCATGGTGGGAAAACGACTATCCGGACAACTTCTATCAGGATTGCTGGCACGAGTGCGGATTCCGTGAATTCGACGGGCCGCCGAAACCTGGCGATATGGTGATCATGCAGGTGCAGGCTGATAAGTGGAACCACGCGGGTATATTGCTGGAGGGCAATATGCTGCTGCACCACCTGTACGGTCACCTGAGTCAGCGAGTACCATATGGCGGTTACTGGCAGGAACGAACGATGAAGATTCTCCGTTACAAATCTCTGTGCTAACCTTTTGCAAAACGAAAAAAGGGGATTAGGGATATGAGGAAATTTCTTTCAATATTGGCGTGTAGCCTGATTGTGGTTAGTTGCACACCTTCTGAAAAGGATTTCATTGACATGGGGGAGTCCTTAGTCAAAGACACCCTCAAAGATCCGGACAGCGCTAAGTTTAAATCATTTTTCCGTGATTTTGGTGAAAATACTGGATATGTTTGCGGTTATGTGAATGCTAAAAATTCATACGGTGCTTACACGGGTAAAAAACCATATTACGTGCGGATTGAGGTCAAAGATGGAAAGGTCAATAATCATGGGCCAATCATCATTATTAATGACCAAGACCAAAAGAAAATTGATTCCTATGAGTCAATCTGTCAAAAGGACTGATGTGTGATGAAAAAGATTATTCTCCCAATTTTTATCTTCCTGCTGATGGGTTGTTCTGTTTCCGCATTGGAAGAACAAAAACCTATTCTATCAGAGCATTCACCAAAAACTGTTGATGAAGTTAACCGTTGCCTTGCCCCTAAATGGGTGGAGCTACGTTCTTCAAGTTCCAGCATACCCACTGAGTCAGGATACAAAATCACAGCATCGGACGATATATTCGGTGCTCTTTCAGTAGTGAATATCGATAAATCAGCGACAGGTGGAAGCGATATAAAGGTTTATGCCGTCGCTAAAGGATGGAACGACCACTGGGCTGCGGCCGCCAGATCATGTCTTTGAAAAAGTCAAAAATAATCTAAGCCACCTTCGGGTGGCTTTTTTTATGGAGAATGAAAATGTCAGAGGTTATGACTCGAATTGAGCTCGGCGGTGTTTTGGGTAAAACCTACGGGAAGGTTCACCATCGCCTAATAAGAACAACCGCAGAGGCGATCAACTCTCTTACAAAAACAATAGACGGGCTGGAGAAGTTTCTGATAACCAGTAAAGAAAGAGGCCTTACCTACGCCGTCTTTAAAGATAAAAAAAATATCGGAAAAGATGATTTTGGTTTTCCGGTAACTGGTGAAGTTATTCGAATTGTCCCTGTAGTGATCGGAAGTAAAAAGGCTGGAGTTTTACAGACAATTCTTGGGGCTGTTCTTGTCGTTGCGGGCATTGCTGTTGGGATGCTTTCTGGTGGAACGCTTTCTGCTGTGGGCTACGGAGCCGCGAAATTCGGTGCAGCTATGATTGCTGGTGGAGTTGTCCAGATGCTTTCGCCTCAACCCGGGGGCTTGGCCAGCAAACAAAGCGCAGATAACCGTGCATCGTATGCGTTCGGTGGGGTGACAAACACCGCCGCGCAGGGTTACCCGGTACCGGTCCTGTACGGCCGCCGTCGAATCGGCGGGGCAATTATTTCTGCCGGAATTTATATCGAAGATCAGCAGTAGAGAACAAACCTTTTTTCAAGCCACCCCCGGGTGGCTTTTTTTATGGGCGCGATATGGCGAATAAAATTACCGGACGAAAAGGGGGGAGCTCCAGCTCCCGAACTCCTACCGAACAGCCTGATGATCTGCAATCTGTAGCGAAGGCAAAGATCCTCGTTGCGCTTGGGGAAGGGGAGTTTGCTGGACAGCTCACCGGCAAGGATATCTACCTGGACGGAACGGCGCTGGAGAACGCCGACGGCTCCCAAAACTTCAGCGGCGTTACGTGGGAATTTCGCTCGGGTACTCAGGCCCAGAAGTACATTCAGGGCATCCCCGGTACCGAAAACGAAATCAGCGTGGGAACCGAGGTAACGAGCGCTACAGCGTGGACACGAACCTTCACCAATACACAGCTTTCGGCGGTTCGTTTACGCCTGAAATGGCCTTCGCTTTTCAAGCAGGAGGACGATGGCGATCTGGTTGGTTACTCGGTTAATTATGCGATTGACTTGCAGACGGACGGCGGGACATGGCAGACAGTCCTCAATACCAGTGTGACCGGGAAAACGACCTCAGGTTATGAGCGTAGCCACCGTATTGATTTACCTCAGGCGGGCAGCACCTGGACAATCAGACTACGCAAAATTACCGCTGACGCCAACAGCGCGAAAATCGGCGACACGATGACGCTACAGAGCTTGACTGAGGTGATTGATGCGAAATTGCGATATCCGAACACCGCGCTGCTGTACATTGAATTCGACTCCAGCCAGTTTAATGGTTCTATACCTCAGATCTCCTGTGAGCCTCGTGGCCGCGTTATTCGGGTTCCTGATACTTACGACCCGGAAACCCGCTCTTACAGCGGGACATGGACCGGTGCGTTTAAGTGGGCATGGACGGATAACCCTGCGTGGATATTTTACGATCTGGTTGTTTCTGACCGGTTCGGCCTCGGTCACCGTTTGACTGCCGCTAACATCGATAAGTGGACGCTTTATCAGGTCGCCCAATATTGCGATCAGATGGTGCCGGACGGTAAGGGTGGCGATGGAGCAGAACCACGCTATACCTGCAACGTGTACATCCAGGACCGAAACGACGCTTATACAGTCCTGCGTGATTTTGCGGCCATATTCCGTGGCATGACGTACTGGGGTGGCGATCAGATCGTTGCTCTGGCCGATATGCCCCGTGATGTGGATTACAGCTATACGCGCGCTAACGTTGTTGGCGGTCGCTTCACCTATTCAAGCAGCACCACGAAAACCCGCTACACTACAGCGCTGGTTTCATGGTCCGATCCCGGTAACGCCTACGCTGACGCGATGGAACCCGTATTCGAGCAGGCGCTGGTGGCGCGGTACGGCTTCAATCAGCTGGAAATGACAGCCATCGGCTGCACTAGGCAGTCAGAGGCGAACCGAAAGGGGCGCTGGGGTATTCTCACCAACAACAAGGATCGTGTTGTTTCGTTTGATGTCGGGCTGGACGGAAACATTCCGCAGCCGGGCTACATCATCGCCGTGGCAGACGAGCTGCTTTCCGGAAAGGTTATGGGCGGCCGCATCAGCGCCGTTAATGGTCGCGTTATCAAACTTGACCGTGTAGCTGATGCAGCAGCAGGTGATCGCCTTATCCTCAACCTTCCCTCCGGAGCGTCACAGAGCAGGACCATTCAGGCGGTTAACGGGGAATCGGTCACAGTCACCACCGCGTACAGTGAGACGCCTCAGGCCGAAGCTGTCTGGGTGGTTGAGTCAAACGAACTCTACGCGCAGCAGTATCGCGTTGTGAGTGTCGCTGATAACGATGATGGCACTTTCACCATTACCGGTGCATGGCACGATCCGGATAAATATGCCCGAATTGATACCGGAGCCATCATTGACCAGCGGCCGGTGAGCGTGATCCCGCCGGGCAACCAGTCGCCGCCTGCGAACATCGTGATCAGCTCGTTTTCTGTGGTGCAGCAAAATATCAGCGTCGAAACGATGCGCGTGAGCTGGGACCAGGCGCAGAACGCTATCGCCTATGAAGCGCAATGGCGCCGCAACGATGGGAACTGGGTTAACGTGCCGCGCAGCTCCACCACGTCATTCGACGTCCCCGGGATTTATGCCGGGCGCTACCTGGTGCGCGTACGCGCAATCAACGCCGCGGAAATCTCGTCCGGATGGGGCTATTCAGAAGAGAAAACGCTGACGGGGAAAGTGGGCAATCCGCCGAAACCGGTCGGCTTCATCGCTTCTGATAATGTGGTTTTCGGTATCGAGCTTAGCTGGGGATTCCCGGCGAACACCGACGACACGCTGAAGACGGAAATTCAGTACAGCCTGACCGGGACGGAAGACGATGCGATGCTGCTGGCAGACGTACCCTATCCGCAGCGCAAGTATCAGCAGATGGGCCTTAAGGCAGGGCAGACTTTCTGGTACCGGGCGCAGCTCGTAGATCGAAGCGGAAACGAATCAGGGTATACAGACTTTGTGCGCGGGCAGGCCAGCATTGATGTATCCGATATCACCGATGCGATCCTGGAGGAGATTAAAGATTCCGAGGTATTTAAGGATCTGATTGAAAGTGCTGTAGACAGTAACGAGAAACTGGCCGAGCTTTCTGATGCAATTAAGGAGAACGCCGATGGGCTGGCTGCCGCCGTAGGTTCGAATAAGCAGACAGCAGAAGCAATCATCGGCAACGCGCTGGCTATTGCCGATGTTATCGTGCGCCAGACAGCCCAACAGGGCGCTAACTCTGCGACATTCGAACAGCTCCGGGAGGTGATCGCTACTGAAACGGAGGCGCGCGTAACGGATGTTACCCGTCTTGAGGCAAAAACTGAGCAGAACGAGGCGGGAATTACCGAGGTAAGGCAGGCTCTGTCAGATGAAGCTCAGGCAAGGGCGACAGCTGTCGACCAGCTTACTGCGAGTACTCAGGTCATTTCTGATAAAGCTGATTCGGCTTCGAGTAAAGCTGACGCTGCATCAGGTAAGGCAGATGCGGCTGAACAAGCCAGCTCGCAAAATACCGCTGATATCACCACGTTGCGACAGGTTGTCACAGACACGACTTCATCAATGGCATCCCGCCTGGAGGAGCTGGGAGCAAGAACCGATACTGCCAGCGGCGGCATCCAGAATAACGTTATCGCGCTAATAACGAGTACGCTGGCGCAGGTTGATCAGCAGGTGAGACTCAGCGCGCAGTACGGTGACAGCAAGGCCAGCATCGATCGAATTGATAATGTTATGGCAAGCGACAGGGAGGCAACAGCGCGTTCACTGCTGAGTGTGCAGGCGGAAGTCAACGGCAACAAGGCATCCATCAACAGCCTGAACCAGACGTTCTCCGATTACCAGCAGGCCACGGCCACGCAGATAAACGGAATCACGGCGACCATCAACGGACATACCTCAGCCATTACCACTAACGCTCAGGCCATTGCGAACGTCAACGGCGACCTGAAGGCGATGTACAGCATCAAGGTTGCCGTGGATGCGAACGGAAAACAGTATGCTGCTGGTATGGGGATAGGTGTTGAGAATACTCCATCTGGCATGCAGTCGCAGGTGCTGTTCCTGGCTGACCGCTTCGCGGTGATGACTCAGGCCGGCGGCGCCGTGACTCTGCCGTTTGTTATCCAGAACGGCCAGGTCTTCATAAACGATGCGTTTTTCCGTGATGCCAGCATTCAGTTCGGGAAAATCACCGATTCACTGAGGTCGGATAACTTCGTTAGCGGTTCGGCTGGCGCTGGCTGGAATCTGCCGAAAAGCGGTAATGCCGAGCTGAATAACGTCACGATCCGGGGAACGGTATACGCCACTAACGGCAGCTTTAAAGGTACGGTAGAGGCGACAACTTTTGTTGGTGATATTGCAAACGTGGGGATTGGCAGTGACGTCAATATTTCTGGCGGCGGGGTTGCGACAAAAAAAATCACGTTTACGGATTCCTCATCAGCGGCACTGAGTAAATCAGCACTTCTTGAGGCGCTGATTTATGTTTCTTCAGTGACTGGCACCACAACGGTCTCCATCACTCTCAGCATCAACGGGAATACACGCGATTTAGGCACAATCAATGTGCCAGCCGGGACCAGCGGGCTCTGGATGACCGTAAGACATGCAGTGAAGGGGATTACCTCAGCCACTGTAACCGGCGTCATAACGGTTACCGGCACCGGGACGGCCAGCAAAATCATTTCATCCCCGACATTAACAATTACCCGCGGTACTGGCTCTTTTGTCTGACCTTCTGATATTCAACCTGATTTATAACCCGCTTCGGCGGGTTTTTTATTGCCTGGAGAAAATATGATTTATACCACTGGCACTATTGCCATCAGCGGAAACACCCTTACAGGTACCGGCACAAACTTCACTGCTGCTGGTTCTCTTATTCGTAACGGCTGCACTGTTATCGCCCTGACCAGTCCG